CAACTCACAGGGTTAGGCGGCAGTGTTACAGATGGTGCTAGGAAATTTGCAGCCATGAGTGAAGCAATGTTTAGTGGACCAGCGCCGTTGATTGACGGTTTTATGAACATGGGTATGAGCATTGAAGAAGCCAACGATTTTGTTATTAAAAATACCGAACTTACAAGACGTCAAGCAATGATTACAGGTATGACAGAAATGGAACAAGTTGCAGCAGCTCAAGAAATGGCAAAGAATTTGCAAATAGTTGCAAAATTAACCGGTAAAGACGCAAAACAAATGCAGGATCAATTGATTGAACGACAACGTGACGGTGCAACACAAGCAAGACTACGTTTGTTAGAAAAACAAGGTGTTGAAAATGCACAAGAAGCATATGCAGGCGCACAAGCAGAACTAGCAAAATCACCTAAAGTAGTTGGAGATTTAATGGACGATCTGTTACAAACAGGTGCACCAATGAGTGAAGCAACCAAAAACTTTGCTGCTACCAACCAAGAAGCCTATGCACTTTTACAAAAAGCTGCAGAAGCAAACAAAGCAGGCGATGTAGAAGCTGCAAAAAAATATGCTGCAGAAGCAGCCGCGGCAACTGCAAAATTTGCAGACAGTGAGCAAGGATTAATGTTAGCAACACTAGCCCAAGCAAGTGATATTGCACAAGGACAAGCAGACCTATTAGAAGAAATGGCGCCTTTGATTGATGCAACTGCTGCACATATGAAAAAAATTAAAGACAGTACCGGTCAAGAAGTTACATTTAGAGAAGCATTTGTAGACAACCTAAAAAGATTAAAAGAACAAACTGAAACAGAAATACAAGGAAAAGCTGTAGGACAAGATGCATTGATAGCAACTAACCAAGGTCAAAAAACTATTGCAAACAGCGTATCTACTATTAATGAAGAATTAGGAAAACAAATCCAAAGCAATCAAGCATTGTTAAAAGTATTCGATACTATAAAAGATTCGGGTAAATTCACCCAAGAAGAAATTGACGGATTTGTAGGAGATCTTATGGGAGTTATTCCTAGCGAAGATTTAACAGGTATTGCAAATAAAATGGAAGCTCTATTGCCATTCCTAAAAGAACAAGGACTAGTTACTCAAGAAACAGTTGATATGTTGAAAAAACTAGACGCTCCAGGAACTAGCCAAGAAGAAAAAGAAGGCATTAGAAAACAATTAGAAGCAGCAGGAGTTTTAAAAGAAGGTTCGTTGTTAGTAACACCTAAAATACAACAAGCACTTTCTGATGCAGATGCTGCAAACTTTCAAAAGCAAGATGAAGCAGGTAATTTAGAAGAAGGATCAAGTGGCGGATACCTAGGAAGGATCTGGAACTGGATGAAAGGCATAGCTGGTTACGATGAAGGTACCGGCGGATTCCAAAATTTTGGCAAAGGCACAGCAGTTCTTGCACACGGTAATGAAGCTATTGTTCCTAAAGACAGTGTTCAAGGTCAACTATTAAATGCATTTCCAAATGGATTAAAAGACGTTCAAAATGCTATGGCAACCATGGGGAACAAGTTTGATCCTAGCACAATGGGTCAAGAAGTAGCATCTGCAATGACATCTTCCCCTGCTACAAGCAAAATGGGCGAAACTTCTGAAGATTCTCTTGACAATCTGAACCAAACCATGTTACAATTAGTTGAAATAAATAGAAGAACGCTTGATGTTGCCAGTAGACAGTTAAAAGCTACAAAAGGTTTAGATGGTAACGTAATGAGCAGTGTAGGAATATAAAATGAGTTGGAAAAAATATTTTACACCTGTACCAACAGGTGATAATACATCAGGCAGTTATTCGCCTATCAACGGCAGAAATAGTGCAACACAGCCTGGACCAGCTCGTTCAAACTATTCAAGTTATTTGCCAGATGTATATGTAGGTACCCCTAATCGCGTAGAACGATATGGGCAATACAATACTATGGATTTAGATTCAGAAGTAAATGCCGCATTGGATATTCTTGCTGAATTTTGCACACAGAAAAACAAAAAGAACGATACACATTTTGATCTCAAATTCTACAAAGATGCTACAAATTCAGAAGTACAGATACTAGGACAGTATCTCAAACAATGGTATAAAATCAATAACTTTGAAAACAGAATGTTTAGAATATTCCGTAATGTATTCAAATACGGAGATGGATTTTTCTTAAGAGATCCAGAAACAAAAAAACTATATCACGTTGATCCTGCTAAGGTAAACAGAATTATTGTTAATGAATCGGAAGGTAAGACTCCTGAGCAGTATGTTGTCAAAGACGTGCAGTTTAATTTTAGAGATTTAGTAGCAACAAAACCACACCAAACAAACGGTAATATTACAGGTGGCGGAAGCGGATATTATCAAGGTGGTGTTAGAGGAATGGTAGGTAACTATCCTAATCAAGCAGGCTCAAGATTTACTATAGAAGATGGCGAAGTAGCAGTTAATGCAGAACACATGTTCCATCTTAGCCTATCAGAAGGACTAGACAACAACTATCCTTTTGGAAACAGTTTACTAGAACAAATATTTAAAGTATATAAACAAAAAGAACTATTAGAAGACGCAATTATTATCTATCGTGTACAGCGAGCTCCAGAACGTAGAGTATTTTATGTTGATGTAGGTAACATGCCAAGTCACCTTGCAATGCAGTTTGTTGAACGTGTAAAAACAGAAATACACCAAAGACGTATTCCTTCAAAAACAGGTGGAGGTACCAATGTTATCGACAGTGCGTACAATCCACTAAGCACAAACGAAGATTACTTCTTCCCACAAACCGCAGAAGGTAGAGGTTCAAAGGTTGAAACACTACCAGGTGGTACTAATCTAGGAGAAATTGATGACCTTAGATACTTTACTAATAAACTCGTTCGTGGTCTCCGTATACCAAGTTCATACTTACCTACTGGCGCAGACGATAGCCAAGCAAGTTATAACGACGGCAGAGTTGGCACAGCATTTATACAAGAATTAAGATTTAACACATACTGTGAAAGACTGCAAAATTTACTTGTAGAAGAATTTGATCAAGAGTTCAAACGTTTCTTATTAGAAAAAGGCGTAAACATTGACACAGCAATGTTTGATCTTAAATTTATGCCACCACAAAACTTTGCAGCTTACAGACAAACTGAACTTGACAATCAACGTATAAGTTCATTTGCACAAGTACAAGCAATTCCATTTATTTCAAATCGCTTTGCTCTAAAACGTTTCTTAGGATTTAGTGCAGAAGATCTTGCAGAGAATGAACGCATGTGGAAAGAAGAAAACGACGAAACACTAACACCGCCACCAGGAGATGCTGCAGGTGAAATGAGAAGTGTTGGAATTAGTTCTGCAGGCATAAGTCAAGACATATCAGGAGCAGAAGATCAAGCAACAGTTGAAGGTGAAGGTGAAGCAGGTGGTGAAGGCGCACCACCAGAAACAGCTACAGGCGGAGAAGCCGGAGCAGCAGCTCCAGCAGGTGACGAAGGCGCCGGTACAATATAAAGTATAAATAATAATATGATACTGAGAGAATTATTTTATTACGATAAAGAAACACTTGAACCTATTGAGAATGATAGGTACGAACCTCAGTACGATACTTCAATCGTAGATCTAGATGATACCCGGAAGACGCGACTTACTTTAAGTCAAATCAACAGAGCAAGGAAAGCAAGTGAACTACATACAAATGAAAAAGCACAAGAATTAAATTTTGTGAGACAGATGTATGGAATAGCTGCTCAAGCAGGCGCTGCCGGAGTATGATAATTGGCCAAAATAGATAAGCGACAGTTTTCAAAAGAAGAATGGCATCATATTCGTTCTGAACGTTCAGCTGAAAAAAAAGCAAGACGCTTTGCCAAACAACAATCTCAGCAAGTTATTCCTCTATCTCCACAAGAAAAAGCAAACAAACACGTTGCATTTGTTTTAGGTAATGGCAACAGCAGACAAGGTATAGAAGTAACAGAAATAGCACCGCAAGGTAAAATTTACGGATGCAACGCACTATATAGATCATTTGCACCTGATTATCTAGTAGCAGTAGATGTAAAAATGATCCTAGAAATATCAAAAACAGGTTATCAAAAAAAGCACGAAGTTTGGACAAACCCTAACAGAGCTTATGATCGTATTCCTAAGTTGAATACATTCAATCCTAGCAAAGGTTGGAGTAGTGGACCAACTGCTCTTTGGTTAGCAAGCCAGCACGGATATGAAAAGATTTATATTCTAGGGTTTGATTACAGAGGTTTAGATAAAGGATCTAAATTTAACAACCTTTATGCTGATACTCCTAACTACAAAAAAAGCACAGATGGTGCAACTTTCTTTGGAAATTGGCTTAGACAAACTGCTTCTGTGATCAAACAGCACACACATATACAGTATGTTAGAGTTATAGCACCTGATAACTATCAACCGGACGAACTAAATAAACTTGACAATTATAAGACAATAAGTGTTGAAGATTTCAAAAAAATCTTCCAGATTTCCTGACATTACGTCAAAATGGCTCGTTTTGAGCCTATTTCTACGCATATTTCTCCCATATAAGTAAATACTATTGACAGCCTTACCATAGGTAAAACATTTATAGGAGAAAATAATGGCAAATCCAAACAAATTTGAAGAGATGCTAGAGCATCTTGTAAACAACGACCGCGATAAAGCGGAAGAATTATTTCACGAGATTGTTGTAGAAAAGTCAAGAGACATCTATGAAAACCTTCTTGCTGACGATGTAGAAGACAAAGAAGTCGACGAAAAAGCAAAAGAAGATGATAAAGATGTAGAAGAAGCTGCAAAAGACGAAGACGAAGAAACTAATGAAGCTTCTAAAGACGACGAAGACGAAGACAAAGATGAAAAAACTAACGAAGATTTTGATCTTGATGAGTTTGAAGTAGAAGGTGAAGACGACATGGACCCAATGATGGGCGGTGACGCAGGTGATGACATGGAAATGGATATGGCCGGCGGAGACGACATGGACGCTGAAGGCGGAGATGACGATGCACCAGCTACACAAGGCGATATTAAAGATCTTGAAGCAGAATTAGAAGACCTTAAAGCCGAATTCGAAGAGCTAATGGGCGACAAAGAAGCTGGCGACGAAGAAGGTGAAGAAGGTGAAGAAGATATGGGCGACGAAGAAGGTGGCGAAGAAGATATGGGTGATGAAGAAGAGCCTGAAGAAGA